TGATGATTAGATATGTGTTAATACAGTATTACCAGTAAACATTTAATAATTGTAAAGTATATACTTTTGAAGTTATGAGGTTTTAATATACCCGTGTTTTAAATAAGTGTAGCATTTAATGTTTTATATTGAGGTTATTATCTTAAGCGATAGCTTGATATATAGCGATAATAATTAGTTTAATATTGTTGTATTTGTTGCCGATTGTTAAGTGTTTGGTGATTTAGTATTTGTAGGTTTTATGAGGTTTGTAAAGGCGGACTTTTAAAGCCCACACTATGTGTAAAAGTAGATTAAAAATATAGCGATGATGATTAGTGAGAATATATCATATTCATTACCCATACTAAAACACCTTAGAAATATTAGCTATTCTAAATGATGTTTTAGTTTCATAATATCTTATTACAACAATATCATGTGATTTATACCAATCATCTATTTTATAATTATACATATAATCACTTTTAGATGTAAATCTATCACCATCTATTGTCACATTAAAACGTGGATTACCATTAATGCTATTATTTAAACGCTCAATATTATCAATCACACCATAAGCAAAGCTAAACTTTTTACCGTGTAAAGTGTAACCATTACTTAAAACATCTAATAATTTAAACATTTTAAAAATACTATCATAGCCAAACATATCTAAGTTATAACAGTATGTGTAAAGCTTGATAGTATTATTACGATATATTTTTATTAGATCATCTAAGCTCATATTTTCATCAATTTTTAAATCTACTTGCAAAGTTTCGATCATATACTTTTTTGATAGTTTTGTGCTATATTTTTTACTACTTACGATAAGCAGTCTAACCTCACTATAAATCTTTGCGATATGATCTCTCTTTAGATTTTTTGAATTGTTTAAAAGGTTATTGATACCATTTTGCAATTCATCCACTAACTTATAATAATTTTCTTTATTTAGTTCCATAATTTACCCCTTAATTTCAATAATTTTTGCATTTAAGCTTTTTAACAAACTAATCACATTTGCAACTTTATCAAGTGTGATATAAACTGTACTTCTTTGTCCTTGTTTACTTATATATCGAATAAGCATTTTTAAAATTCCTCTATTTTAGTTTCGCTTATAATCGTTTGTTGTAAAACTTTAGTTATCTCATCATTTAACTTATTTAAAAAAGTTATGAGAGATTCGATTACATCAATATGTGTATGATTTTCTGTAAAATATAAATTATTAAAACTACGAACATATTTTCCATTTATTGTAAAAAATACTTCCTCGCTAAATACATCAAACTCACCACTAACTACGACATAATCATTGCCAGCGTTATTACACTTTACTTTTAAAAACAACCTCAAATTAGATAGTTTAATCATATCTATTAAATCATCTAAATATAGATTTTTTTTACCAACAAGTAGTTCTGTATTTGTTTTAGTATTGTAAATACTAAGGTTTGTTTGGTACAATTTACCAGCTAATGTTACTTTTGTATATGTTACTTTTAATCCTAAATTTTTCATAATTAATCCTTTTTTTTTAGTTTACATTTTGAGCTAATATTTCACACTGGTGCTTACCTATAAAGCCAAGTTTGTGTAGTTTGTGAATAATATTATAATTCGTTGCGAAAAGCATATTCATTCCGCACCCACTAACTCTTATTGAGTCACTATTATTTACAAATCTAAAACCAAGAATTTTCAAAAAGTTATAGTATGTTCTATAACTTCCTTTTCTCATTGTACCCTCAAAAGATTTTATAAGTATATTACGACTCATACCACTTCTTGAAACGCTAGTTACTGTGTATAAAATACGACCACTTTTTACTGCTTTTAAATAGCACTTAACATCTTCAATAAAACACTCTTTAGTGTAATAATCCTCTTTTGAAATTCTGTTTAAAACATCTTCGCTTAAATTAACCATTTTGTACCCCTTAATTTTAAAGATACCGTATTATGACACATTTTAAACATATTGTCAATATTTTTAATGATAAATTTGATAATTTGTAGATTTTTATTAAATTGTTGATAATTTGTCAAGAGTGATGATTGATTATAAACTTTTTGTTACTTATATATGTAAGCATTGATAAATTGTAAAATTTAAGCTTCTTTTAATTGACATATTGTCCATTTTTATGATATAATACGTTGTAAGTATATTTTTGAGGTTTTAGCTTAAAGTGAGCTGAAATGCGTGATTTTTGTGAAAAAGCCTTAATAGCGTTTATAAATTCCACCCAATTTTTTGGGAGAATTTTTTAGATGGTTTTTGAGATGTCACACTCGCCTAGTTACTTAGAATTACTCATAAGAAAATCTAAATTATTTGAATATCTCTTATCAAACATTTCAAAATATTTTTCAATATAAAGATCATCATAGTCAGACTCTGTAAACATACTCGTGGGTGTAATTGAGAATTGTGGTACAATATCATTATTAGCTCTACGAGTAAACACATAACCTTTAGCCATAAATGCACCTTTAAGTAGTTTACGTTTACCTTTTTGAATTTTGTAAGATACACCTTTAGTTTTCCTACCAGTTGGTGTTGCACGTTTCCAAGTAGCTCCAAAGTCTGCTAAGTTTATAGATTTTGATACCATTCCAAACTTAGTATCAAGTCTATTAACATTAGCTGTTGTACTCCAAGTATAAGCTTTTAAATCACCACTCTTTAAATTCCACTTCTTACGCATACCGATAGTATCACTAACAACTGCTGTACGACCTGCTGTGTTTGCTCTGTTCATCGCTTGTGATATAGCCTTATTATTAACCTTGCCAAATTTCGCAAAATCATCTATGACATTATCTAGGTTGTGAAATCGTACTTCCATTGTCAATCTCCTATATAAAAATCGAAAACCTAGATTTTTCAAAACTGAGGACTTTTCGATTTTGAAAGTGGGTCTTTTTTAAGATAGGGTATAAGCCTTTTTAAGAGCTAGGGTATGTCTAGGTATTGACTAACCCTTTAAAAGCTTTTCTACCCCACTCAAATCAACTCCTACACCTTTGTTTGTGTTATCAATAACCACATCAAATACAAAATCATCTAAATCTCGTTCTGATATATGGTCTGTTGGTATAATATTATCATCATTCACACGAATTGTAAATATCTGATCAAACTCTTTGGTTAAATATTCATACTCGCTCTTAAATCTAAAGTCACTAACAATCACTAGCTCACTCTCTGGTATATGCTTAGTGAATAGTTCTACCCACACATCATCACCAAACCACATCTTCATAGCCTCAGTTCCAAATCTTTGTAAGATGGTTCTGAAATCCGAGATTATCAAGTTACCAGCTTTTAAGTCCAACTCCTCATTTTTCCATTTATCCAAATCATCCATTTTTATATCTAGGGTGTTAGCTACAATATGTTTAAGAGGGTATGCAAAACTACAAATTGTACCACCAAACATTTTGTTAATCTCATTTGAGACAAAATCTTTACCTGCTCTTTTGTACCCACTAATTAATAGTAATTTCTTACTCTGGTTACGGTTACGTTTCAAAACTCACTTCTCCTTAGAAAAAAAAATTTTTAGTAAATATTAAACATATTATCAGTTTTCTACTTATTTATTTTTTTTTTACCATTATCTATTTATTTACTGTAACTTTTGTAACTTTGTAACCAAAAATAGAAAACTCCCCAATTTAGGTACTTCTAAAGGATGGTTTAAGTTACAATTCAGTTACGTTTTATTATTCCTTAAGATTAACAATTTATCAAGTTGATATTTTGTTCAACAATTTGCATTTCAGTTACAATTCAGTTACGTTTTATTATTCCTTAAGATTAACATTTTGTAGCTCAATCCCTCTAACTGTAATACTCTTACTAATTTTCCAAATTGATAATTTGTAACCTTTTATAAACGGTTTCACAAAATATTTTTTATACTCAGATGGGCGAGAAAAACTCTTACCGGTGATGTGCAAATAGACTCTTTTTAACAAATTGTTAGACCATCTACAACTACTAACAGCCTCCCTAACCTCTTTAATTGTAATATCAAAATCACTCTCATCAATATCAAGCAACTCGATAATAGACTCTAAATCACCTCGTGAGATAGCATCGCCTAACAGATCCAGATCGTTTGAGGTCTGCTCTATAACTTTCTGTTTAGCATCAGATACCTCCATAGGTCTAGTAGCTTTTATCTCATCAACTTCAAAGTTCATAAGATATTTCCCAAACTCCTTAAACTCTTTAATAGCCTTTTTATAACTCTTATCTCCTTTCCACCACTTGTTAGCAGTTAAAGGTTTATTCGATACAACCATATTATATCTACGATCATCCTTATCAACCTCAATAGGGTTAGCTTTATTAGAGTTAATGATGATGTTTACATAGTTATCTATTGGTATCTCTGGCATATTTTTCATATTCAACCTAAGAACTGGATCAGCTACATAGGCTTTCATCTTACCAGCAACTCCGTGTCTTCCGTGAAAATCAGAAGCTATCTCGTTGAGGTGTAAGAACTGAGTGTTATGAACATACGAATTGAAGTTACTTTGCAAGTCACTATCACCTACATTTAAAGAACAGTTCTCATACCGTAGTATATGAGCTATTACATCCACTATCAAACCTTTACCAGAACCACTTGCACCATAAAAGACCCAAGCAACACCAGTACGTTTACCAGTCTGCACTATGTACGCCAACCAATGCAGGAAATATTCCTTAGCTTTCAAGTCACTCAAAAATAGGTTATCCAAAACTTTTGAGATAGTTTTAGGTATCTTTTTACAACCACCCTCCACACACTCAAACATCTCAGCGTTACCACTATATGTATTTATAGTAGGATTACCAAACTCATCAAACCCATCTCGACCATCACGCTTAGTAGGGTTGTACTCAACAATCTTTGCAGGTATGGAACATAATCGCTCATTAACATCTGTTGTACTCATATAACCACTTTTGCTTACACAAGTCTGTACGAAGTTCTGCTTATTATAGTAGATAACCTTACCATTAAGTATCTCAGTAAAAACACCCAAGTTCGTAGCCCATACAACTTCACCCTTGAACATTGAACCAAGACCCTCAGCATCCTCTGGTAACTCTTTAAGCATCTCACGCATTGTTCCAATACTTATATTAAGTCGCTTCTTGATCTCTTTCATAGTACGTTCAAGCTCTAACGCACCACCTTTTTGTGCTTTCTTTAAAAGTTCTCTAACCTCTTCATCACTAAAGTCACCACCAACATCATCTTTCACAACTTCTGAAACAGACTCTTTAGGTTTTTTCAACTTCTCTTGTAGATATAACTCAGCCCCCCATTTTATACGATCAAGCATAAGCTTAACCTCTCTAGGTTTATTACCAAGATATTTCTCAACATAGTTCATACCATTGAGTATTACCTCATCAACAGTTAGGCCATTTCTAAAGTCACGCATAGCATACGCCAAAGTAGTATCGTGTATCTCACCATTTGGAACTCTCTCCCATTGGACTCTGTTTTTCATCTTGTCACGAGAGATACTCATACGCTTTAGGAGATATTTACGAAGCTCTTTTGGCATTTTCTTATATATCTTACCCACACGCTTATACATAATGTTTTTGTTAGACCCTAGATATTGATTGAAGATAATACCACCATCTGATCTAACATCTACAAGCTTACTATATGAAGCTTTGTTTACAAACTCAGATGATTTTTTATGTTTGAAGTAGTAGTGATAACCACGCTTAGACTCAACAGTAGGTTTTAAACCTTTAAGTATCTTACGAAGCTCTTTATCCAATTCGCTAAAATCTTTTGTATCAACATCAAGCACCACCAAACCATCACCAGTACGAATAGCCGTAGCGTTTGCCTCACTCTTATCAAGCTTACCCCAACCACCGCCAAAATATACTGTTTTCTTTTTAGCTTCTTTATCCCAACCTAACTTAGCATAGATCGTTCTATCCTTGAACTTCATTAAACACCCTCTCAACATCCCTGCATAATTTTCTAAAACTATGATAACCCTCAACATCTAAAACTTTTTCAGGATAATCTGACTCTTCACCATAGACAATTTTAAGATCACTAAATAATAGTGGTAAATCTTCTAACCCATATCCTCGTAAATGTTCATACCTTGTCATTACTACAACATTAACATTTCTAGTGTCTAATTTGTATTTGTAATCACACCAGAATTGAGCTGTTTGATATGATGGAGCTAACACTAATGTTTTATTTTGTATTACACACATAATATCTACCTTTACTTTATTTTTAAATTTTTGTATAATACTTATCTACCTTTCCATAAGTACCACCTATGGTGAGTTATTGATTTAGCTCACCATCACTTAATTACTTTTCACTTTTCATAGCGTTCATAACAACATATCTGATAAAGCGACTAACACTAATACCTTTGTTCTCACAAAACTCTTGTAACTCTTTATGTTCACTAGCTGTAACTTTAAAACCTACGACTTTATCTCTGTTTTCAGGCTTCAAAGCGTAATCACGAGCTTGTTCTTTTGACAAAATTTCCTCCTTATTTAATATTGAAACACAAAAGTATACATAAAAACTACATAAAAAGTCAAACTTTTAGTTTTACCTTTTGTTTAACCTTTATTTAAGATTTACTGTGTCATACTACGACAATCAAAACAAAAAGGAGTCTCGAAAATGAGTCAATCAATGATGGAAGCTTTCGTAAGAGGGCAGTATAAAGCTATGACAGCTAAAGATAACAAAGAGCGTTTACGCTACGCAGTTGCAGGGTGTAAAGATGGACACCTCTATAACCACTCAGGTACAGATTTCGGACTGTTCAATGAAGATGCACCAGACGCTGAGTTCATTACAGAAAAAGACCTAACACTATCTCGCATCACTGGTAGTAAGCTACAACAGATCGCTGATAAGATGGAGAAATTCTTTGCAACTTATGGTAGTAACTCAGGTGAACAAGTTGAAGATGAACCTACAAAAGACGCAGAAGCTGGTACAGATTTACACGAAGATGAGTCTGAGACAGATGATGTAACATTCGATGTAGAATCCGCAGTAAAAGCTTGTAAAAAAGCTATCAAAAAAGGTAATGACAAAAAAGCACTTAAACTAATCGCTTCACTTGAAGATGCAGGGTTTAAAAAAGAAGCTAAAAAGCTATCTAAAAAGATGAAAGGCTAAGTGATGACTGAACAAGATGAATTACTAGATGGACTGTTAATATCTTTTGCAAAAGAAATACTTAAGAGTGCTGGCGAAAAAAAAGACGAACAAATTCGTGAGATCGAACTTGAAAACACTAAATATCTTATAGAGTTATATTTAAATAAAACACAAGTGAAACTGCGTAATGTTGATGGATTTAAAGGTGTTGTTGTAGGGTTTAGTGCAGACTACACTAAGAAGCGATCTGATAAACAGTTCACAGTAACTATTGAAAATGAAGCAGGTAATACTGTAACAACAAATCCAATTTTTATCGAAATTATCGAGGAGGATAAGTAAATGGCAGAGTATCACAACATAAGAACACCACTAGGTGAGTTGATGTATGTAAATATCAATGGAAAAGGTGTGCAGAACTATGATGGTGATGGATATGAGTACAAAGCATCTATCAAGTTACCGAAGAAACAAGCTAAAAAACTTGAAAAAGAGATTTTAGACTATTTCAATGAGAACAAACCATCAAGTTACAAAAAAGATGAACCAGCAAACAAGATTATGCAAAAGCTTGATGATGGCGATTATCTGTTCACATTCAAAACAAAAACAGAGTTTACAGATAAAGATGGAAATGTTAAAAAAGTAAAAGTACGTCTTTACAATGCAAAAAATGAAGAGAAAGAGCTACCAGATGGCACACTTATCGGAAATGGATCAAAAGGTGTTATTCGTGCATCGCTAAAAACTTATACAAATGGTAAAGGTAAGTCGCAAACTGCTGGTGTATCTATGTTCTTAAATGCAATCCAACTTGCCAAGTTCGTACCTTATGTACCAGATAGCGGTTTCGATGAGATCGAAGATGGTGAGTTTGAGGACTTTGATAACCCAGATTTTCCAACGGATGAGAAACCTAAAAAGTCTAAAAAGAAAGACAAAAAGAAAGACAAAAAGAAAGACAAAAAGAAAAAGTCTAAAGAGTAAGGGTTTATACCCTACTCACCTATGAATGTGGGCGTTGATAGTTTTTGCAATTTTCTCTCAATGCTAGGTCGGTTTATACCCCTTTTCCGATGTTAGTGCAAATCTAACCACATTCTCCCAATATTCTCTATTTTGAACTTTAAGACCTACCCTACACAGTACCCCTAAAACTCTAGGGTAGGTTCTTATTTGATTGAAGTATTGTTCGCAATGTTTCCATTAAATAAGTGATGAGTGAAACTGAGTTTGTAACCATAGTTGGTGTTACAGTAATTCTTAGTTGTGTCACAACAGCTTATTATCATTTCATAAAAAAAGGGTATAGAATGAAAGAACCTATGTTTTTGGATATTGAGATTTATCCAAACTATTCACTATTCTCATTTCGCAAAAAAGGTAAGTTGCAAGTATTTGATGTTTTTGGAGCTGATAAATCTTTTTCAAAAAAAGACATCAGTAAGATTACAAAACTGTTAAAGAAAAACTTGATTGTAACATTCAATGGTATCAAATACGATTTACCTTTAGTTCAATATGAACTAATAAAGAGTCCTACAACATATCAACTACACCTAGCATCAAAAGCTATGATAGAGCAGAAGCTACACGTTTATCTTATGTATAAAAAAGCAGGTGTTAAGCGTGATGATTTAATTGATGTTGATCATATAGATTTAATTGATGTTGCAAAAGGCAGTGCTTCACTAAAGCTATATGGTACTCGTATGCACTCTAAGAAATTATGGGAACTTCCTTATGATCCTATGGTAGAGCTTACTAAAAAAGAAGCTAAAAATCTTAGAGATTATTGTGAAAATGACTTGATTGTCACTGAGGACTTGTGGAATATCTTGCAACCAGACATACAACTGCGTGTTGATATGAGTAAAAAGTATGGAATAGACTTACGCTCATTAAAAGGTGCAAATATAGCTCAACAAGTTATCCTAAAAGAGGTTGGTTATACTGGTGATAGAATGAGTCCCCCAGACTTTATCAAAGTGAAACCACCAAAATTTATTGAGTTTAAAACAAAAGAGTATCAAAAAGTACATAAGTTCATTAAAAAGCATAAATTCTTAGTATCTGATAGTGGTAAGGTTGAATTACCAGCTAAGTTAAAGAACTGGGAGTTCTCACATAGATACCACATACAGCTAGGAATTGGTGGTTTACATCTAAGCCCTAAATCAGAGAGTTTTTACGCTGATAAGAAGTATACTCTACTAGATATTGATGTTACATCTTTTTACCCAACTATGATCATAAAAAACAAATTCCTTATTAAACATTTAGGAGACTCATTCCTAAAAACTCTTGAAGAATTTTACAATACTCGTATCTATGAGTTAAAGCCAAAACTAGCAACACTCAAAAAAGGTACTAAAGAGTACAATGATGCGTTAGCTCTAAGTAATGGGTATAAACTTATCTTAAACTCATTCTTTGGTAAGACTGGTGAGAAGTGGAGTAAACTTTATGATCCTAGTGTTATGTTACATACTACACTTACTGGTCAATTAATACTCTTAATGTATATCGAAACATTAGAGTTAGCAGGGTATGAAGTTCTCTACGGAAATACAGATGGTATAACTATCAGAGTTAAGCGAAAAGATGTTGATAAGGTTAAAAAAATCATTGCTAAACTTGATAAGAAGTGTAAAGTTAATATGGAGTTTGAAACTTTTAAAGCTATGCACCTAAGAGATGTAAATAACTTTGTAAACATCACTGAGAGTGGTTATGTAAAAGCTAAAGGAGCTTATGCACCACCACTTATAGATGAGAACAATAATGTAAACTCAAATGCACTTGATAAGAATATTGATGCACCAGTAGTTTATAAAGCAGTTCGTGAATATCTACACAATGGAACACCAGTAGAGATCACAATCAAAGAGATGCGAGATGTTAGACAGTTCTTAGTTGGTCGCCAAGTTAGGGGTGGTGCTTTGTGGAGTGGTGATATACCAGAGCTGTACCCAGAGGATTGGGAAGAGAAGTTAAACTCCAAACGAGGTCTTACTAAAAAGATCATAAAAGAGCGTGAGAAGATGGAGGCTATGTGGGTTCGTGATAATGGTACATATCTTGGTAAAGTTGTGCGTTTTTATTACTCAACCAACGGACATTCAATACACTATAAAAGCAATGGTAATAAAGTACCTAAAAGTGATGATGCTAAACCTATGATGGACTTGGTTGAGAAGATACCAAAAGACTTAAACTATGATAAGTACATAGATTATGCAATACAAGCCTTGGAAGATTTAGGAGTATCTTATGAATAATAAGTTTGACATATCTCATTTACGAAAAATACTTGGTGATAGTATCACACAAGAGGATAATAAAAAAATTACAATATTTTTTAATCAATTACGATCTAATATAGAGTATATAACTAGAAAAAAATTAGTATTAAAAGAGAATAATGTTTTTTCTTTTATACAATTGTCTGAATTTGATATTGATGATGCTATAACATTTGTAAAAAACTCAAAAATTAAAAAACATAGAGAGTTTGTTGAGACTTTGTTATATTCTGTAAAACAAGACTTACTTGATTATAAAGGGTGTGTACCAAATACAACTGATGAGTGGGGTAAACATGATAATATAAATATTTTAAATAGTTTAAAAAGACCTACTTGGATACCTAAAAGTAAAAGAAGAAAAGATTTTTTGAAAAAATGGAATGAATATGTTGCTAACAACAAAATATTCAAAGAGAAAGAAAACTCTTAAAAACTCTCGTATTTAGCTGACAACTGCATAGTGTTGTATTGTTTTTTAACAACTATATTTTTTTTGACAATAGGAAAGACTATATAGAGGTTATTTAAAACGTAGCCTCTATTATGGTTTTTTTGTACGAACATTAAGTTAAACGAAAGGTTAAACCTTATATACTTTTAACATATTAAATAAAAAGGTGGTGAGTGATTATGACACTAACAAAAAAAGAACTTATGCAAAGATTAGTAAAACAACTTATTAATGAAATGTATGATGATTTAACATTAATTAGGAGCGAGTGATGATGGAGCTACCTAAAATAGAGACATTAAGTGCTGTTTTAAATTTACCAATTGTTGAAGTGTTTGAATTAAACGGTGAGGTATGCGTGCGTATATCAGGAGAACCTTCATCTGTTCATAGATGCCATAACAGATATGAATTAGCACATAAGTGTAAAGAATGGGCTTATAAAAATAAATTTTCAATCTCTTCTGCTAAAACACTACATGATGGGTGGATTGCTGAAATTACAGGTCAGGTGATGTTCAAAGCAAGTACAGAACCAGAAGCTGTATTTAAAGCTTGTAATTGGATATTTGATAACACTAAACCAACAGAAGCTACATTTAAACCAAAAGGTGTTGTTAGGAAACTGTTTTGAAAACTCGTGATTTAATTATTGATGCTGATCACATACTATTTCTAGTAGCTCACTCAAAATCTTATGATAGTGGTTTTGATGAAATACTAGAGTCTGATGATGACTGGGGTGAAGATGCTAAGATAGATATGAGACCTTACAAAGAACACTTTAAAGCCATTGTTAAAGATTATGAGTTAACAGCAGAAGTAGAGTCGATATGTTATGGTTGGGAGCTAGGTAAAACTAGAGTAATTATTAGCGATGATACAAATTTTAGATATGATCTTTACCCAGAGTATAAAGCATCTCGTACAGAAAAATCTGAGGTTTTATCAAAGCTTAAAAAGTGGGCTAAGAAAAAGTATCAATGCGAACCAAACACCGAGGCTGATGATGTAGTAGCATACTATGTTAGAAAAGGTGGTGTTGGTGTAACAACAGATAAGGACTTACTATATGGCGTAGCAGGTATTTGGTATAACTCACACTTCAAACATAAGTGTTGGATAAGAACCAACAAAAAAGATGCACTCTATTTCTTTAAATGTCAATCCTTAGCTGGTGATACTGTTGATGAGATACCAGCTCTACCACGAGTAGGTTTAGCTACCGCTAGAAAGTTGTTGAAAAAGTACGGTGAAAAGTGGTCTGATATTCTAAGAGTCTATAAAGATTATGGTTTTGATAAAGAGTATATGGTTATGAACACACGATTAGTTTGTATGACTCAATGGAGTCCAAAAAAAGGTATTAAATTATGGGAGTTTCCAAATGAATAGTGGTTTTGAAAAAAGAAAAGTAAAAAAAGAAAAGATGTTATCGTGGTCTTTAGATAAAAAAATAAAACACGCAAAAAAGAGAATAAGACAATTCTATAAAGAATTAGATGGAAAAGTATATATTGCATTTAGTGGTGGTAAAGACAGTGTTGTTTTAAAGCATTTAGTTAAATCATTATATCCAGATGTTCCATCTGTTTTTAGTAATACTACAAATGAGTATTTAGAAATTTTAGATTTTATAAGAGAGTATCATAAAGATACTATATGGGTTAATCCTAAAAAAACATTTATAGATATTATGAAAACTGATGGTTTCCCTTTAGTAAGTAAAAAAGTATCAAGGGGTATTAGATATTTAAAAAAAGGCACTACTATTAAAAATAAAAATCATCACAATTTATTAAGAACTGGTATAACTGCTGATGGAAAAAAAGCACCATCATTTAAAATAGCTAAAAAATGGTTATTTCTTGAAAATGAAGATTTTAATATTACTGAACAATGTTGTGATATTTTAAAAAAAGAACCTTTACACCGTTATCAAAGAGAAACTGGAAGATTTCCATACCAAGGTGCTCAAATGAAAGAGAGTGGTACTCGTGAACTTAACTGGATAACTTTTGGTTGTAATATTATATCTGATAAAACAAAAGTTTCCAGACCATTATCAATTTGGACAGAAGATGATATTTGGGAATATATAAGATTAAACAACTTACCATATTCATCAATATATGATGATGTATTAGATCAAGATGGAAATGTTATTGTTAAAGGTGAAAAAAGAACTGGTTGTGCTTATTGTGGTTTTGGTGCAAATTTAGAAAAAGGTGATGATAATAGATTTAAAAGATTATCTATTAGAAAACCTAAACAATTTGAAAAAATGATGAATTTGAAAAATAATGGAGTTACATTTCGAGAAGCTTTAAAGAAAGTAGAAGTAGATATTTAGAAAAGGTTAAAAATGAATAAGATGCACTCATTGTTAGATATGATTAGAAAAGTTAAACAAACAAACCAATATGATTGTAAAATAGTTATACAACTATCTCCATCAGATAGAGATTATTTTACATCTATTAGTGATTGTAGTATTGTAAATGAAATATTAAAGAGAAATACACTGTTTGGGTATAGATTAGATGTTTCACCTAAATATGTTGAAATGAAAGTTGTAGTTGATGAAAAAAGCATATAAACAGCTCAGAAAAAAGCTCAAAAATTCTTTCACACCAATCTCAAAAGGTAATGATTATAAAACCTATGGTGGTGTAGGCGAGTGGTTTATACACTCTGGTATCAAGCCAACATCAAAACATTTAAATATTGTATGTACTATCTTTGGAAGTGTTCCATACCCTTTTCAAGAGCAGGATAGAAAAGTTATCTTGAAATATCTACGAAAACATAAATATAAGGAGTTTAAAAGTGAGTTTAAAAAACCACTTAAATAAAGCTCAACAAAAAGCATCTAAAAAACTTCAAAAAAGAGTTAGGACTTATGGGATAGCTTGTTTATGGGGTCAAATAAGATCAGGTAAGAGTAGAGCTTTCCTAGATGCTTCAAAAGGTTATAGAACACTTGTTGTAACGAAAAAAGATGCTATCAATGGTGTACTTAGTGAAGCAAAAGAGATTGGTGTAGATGTTGATGTGATCAATTATCACTCAGTACATAAAGTAGATTGCCCAGATGAGTATCAACTGATTATTTTCGATGAGTGTCATTTATACATCTCACAAGCTAAACCAAAACCATCTACGATATGGAAAAAGTGTCAAGCAATATCTAAAGGTAAGTTTATAATCTATTCAAGTGGTACACCAACAGCTGAGGGGTACGGAGGTTTATACTATATGTTAAAACTATCCTCTTGGAGTCCATTTAAAAAATACACTAGATTTACACTTTGGTTTAAAGATTATGGTGTACCAGAACAGATTTACATCGGTAGTAGGTCTGTTGAGAGTTATAAAAAAACACAAGCTAAGAAGATTAAAAAGGCAATTAAACACTTAGTTGTTACACTTACTCGTAAAGATGCAGGGCATAAACACGAGTCTGAGGATATTTATCATAAAATACCTATGACCAAAAAGCAAACAAAAATCACAAAAGAGCTTGATAAACATAAAGTATGGTCTAAAAAAGGTTGTGAGATACTTATTGATAGTGGTGGAGCTAAACTGCTTACAAAGAAACATCAGATAGCAGGTGGTGTTGGTGTTATGTGTGATGAAGATGTTTTATATAAATTCAAAAAAGAGCCTAAAAAGGTTGAGTATATAAAAAAGAACTTTGATGTTGACACCACGATCATTTTGAGCTTTTATAAACACGAGCAAGAGTATTTATCTAAAATATTTCCTCATACTGGATCAGTTACAAAGCTATCAAGTGGTGTTGATTTAAGCCATTATAAAACAATGATTGTGTATAGTATGTCATTCAGTGCATCAAATTATGAGCAAGTGCGTGGTAGATTGATGAATGTTAATCGAAAAACTCCTATGTTTTGCCACTATTTAGTCTCAGGTATTGATGAATATGTACTAGAAGCTGTTAAGAATAAAGAGAACTTTACAGCCAGTTGGTACAATAAAAAACTAAAGGATTGATGATGCAAGTAGCCATACTACGGTTGTTAAAAGAAAATAAAGATATTCCAGTATCAACAAAAGAACTCAAAGAGCGTTTTGGAAAAGATATTGATCAGGACTTAGAAACACTTGAAAAAGTAGGTTTAATAGTTTCTACAAAAGAGACTAAAAAGTTTGGAAAGTTTTACACACTAAGTGCAGAAACTAGAGAGTAAAATACAATCTGAGATATTAAAGTATCTCAGAACTTACAAAAAATCATTTACATATAAACACGAACCATCCCCTACTGGTATTCCAGATATACACTTCATCCATAAAGGTAAATCTATTTGGTTTGAAGTGAAGCGATCCTCTAAACATAAACCATCTAAAATTCAAAAGAAGCAACACAAACGCCTACGCAAAGCAGGTTGTAAAGTATTTGTTGTGTGGTCTAAACATCAAGTTGTAGATATTTTAACCAATTTGTACGAACATTAAGTTAAACAAAAGGTTAAACCTTATATACTTTTAACATATAAAATAAAAAGGTGGTACATTATGAGTAAGTTTATAGCATTGATGGATAACAATGGAAACTTAGTTTATGAAAGAGTTGAAAACATAGATGCCGTTCATCAGGTTGAGTTTGGAGATAATAGGTCGTTAAAACCTAATAGTGCTGAGAATTGTAAAACAAAGTTAATCATAAAAGGTAAGAGTAGTAACACTAGATATGATAGTGATAAAACCATAACATACAACTATCGTTATCTTTTCGTACAAGAAGATGTTGAAACTGTTATGATGAGAATGGGTTGCTAATTATGGATTATCTAATGATAGGTGAAGTTTGTATATATATTGCAATAGGTTTGTCGTTTGTTCTTTATCTATATGATGAACTTAAAAAAGAGTGTTACTTAACAAGTTGTTTTGAAGCAATTTTGCTTGGAATATGTATAGTATTTCTTTGGCTACCTTATATATTGTTTGTGATGGTAGTAAGAATTTTCTTTTATTTTGTTGATAAGGAGTAGTTTATGCAGTTACAAGATATATTGGTAGCAATAAATGGTGCTGCTGCTAAGTTGGAAGATAAGGTTTTAGTTGATGTTGAAGATTTAGTATCTTTGAAAGATCACATTGAAGATTTACGTAAGTCAAACGGAATAATACGCTCTAAAAATCAACTATTAAATGTTGAGATTAAACGCTTGAAAAATGACTTAGAGTTGGCTTTAAATATGCGTGAGTACAAACCTTTAAATGAGTATGTATAATGAAGTGTGAACGTGAAGCAAAAGCTGTAATTTATAGCAGTTTCGTAATATTCTCAATAGATACATTGTTAACTCGTGAAGATAGAACTAAAGGTAGTGTTATCAAACTACGTCAAAATATTGCTAAAGAATTAATGCAAAAGCGGTTTGAACCGCTTATAAGTTTAAGTAATAAAATTTGGATTGAGTTGTTTGAAACATTCTCAAATAAAAATATGAAAATTGTTGTTAGTGATTTCATCGAGTTCATAGTCCTTGAAAACTCAGATATATTTACTGAGTTCTACTCAAAGAATTTTGTAGATAATGCTTGGAACGCTTCTTTTAAAGTTTCACAAGAGGGTGTTTCAAAAGAAATATTAGCATCTTCTCGTGAAGTAACCAATGAGCTGTTCAAAATAGCAGGTAAAAAGATTTATGATTACTGTAAAGGAGTATAAATAATGATTGAGGAATATCTTGTAAAAGATTGCAAAAAGGTTGCTGATTTTTCAGATAAACAGATAGGTATTCACTATGATATTACATACAATGATATAAGTATGAAAGACGGTTCAATAACATTCTTTGATATAGAGTATGAAGATCATCAAAAGATACGTGAGTACATTTCTAAAATGGGGTTGTGGAGTAATGAATAAACACGATGTAGATAATATTAAAAGTTGGTTTAGAGGTTGTTGTAAGTTCGTAAAGTTTTTCAAATACGAGCTAGGTTTACTTAGTGTTGTCACACTACTAGGTGTTGCTATAATCTTAGTAACATTTATCAAATATTAAGGAGCGATAATGAATATTATACAAAGGTTAGAAGCGTGGGCTATGAGCCGACACATCTCAGAACAGTTACCAAACAAAGCTGATTATGTAGCAAACGTTGTTGGTGAACTTGGTGAGTATTATGAAGCTGTTAAGAACAAAGATGAGAACGAGACTGTTGATGCTATTGCTGATATTATCGTGTTCAGCATTACAGAGGTTTTCAAAGCATTTAAGAACTATCCAGTGATTAGTGCTGTATATGAAGATGATGAGTATTATGCTGAGTTAGTAGCTATGTACCAAAAGTTTGGATATGAGTCTAACAGATCAATATTCATCTTTACTGTTGTAAAAGAGATCGGAGCTGAGTCAAGTAAGTATCAATACCTATTTAACACTATCAATACTTGCTATAATAAGCTTGTTAATGATGGTTATGATATTCGCTTGGTTATGGATGAAGTTCTAAAGGTGTTAGAGTCTCGTACTGGTACTTGGTCTGATGAAGCAGGTAAGTTTTTAAAAGATGAGTCACTAGAAGCTAAAGCACTTTGGTATGAACCAGATTACAGTAAGTGTAAATTACCAGTTGTTTTGGAGGTTATTGAAGATGTTACCGAAAAAAACAGAGATTAAAAACTCAATCATTCATATCTTGGTTACAGAGGGTGGTTTACCAGTAAGTAAAGCCACTAAAGAGTGTAGTACTATTTTTGATATGATTGATGAGTGTTGTGAAGAAAAAGTAAGTGTTGATACAAAAACACCATCACTATTCGATGTTAAAGTTTGTAAATACTGTGAAGCAACTTTTACAAATTCTATGGAGATGTTAGAGCATCAAGATAAATGTTCACAAGGAGTTTAAACTATGGAAATAGACTTATCAAAATATAAAATTACGCTATGTGATTTAGATGGTAGGCATATACATTTAACAGTTCTCGATAAAGAGTCTAAAGTATATGTTGTATCACAACTTGAAAAATCAAAAGAAGTTTTATTATCAGAGCATATAGAACTATCTATTAAACAATTAGAAAAGGTTAGAAATGAAAATAGAAGTAATTAAAACACCTACTAAGGTGACTAAGAAAGCGTTACAAGAGTATTTAGCTGAATGTGTATCAGTAGTTCGTGATAAAGAGCCTAAGAGTGCTGAGAAACTATGGGATAGACTACTTAAAGAGTCTGTTGGTGGAAAACCTAGTCGTGTCTTTGAGTATATTCCTTGTACTTTACCTAGTATTAACTATATGAGATCATTTGGTTTTTTAATGCATGTGTTTGGTTTTGTAACAACAGATGGTAAATATCATACAAATGCTAGGGAGCTTTTGAATGTTGGATGTACTATTAAAGAGATATTACAATATACTGATTTTTCAAACTATGTAGCGTTTAAATGTGAAACACCTTACTTTATCTACGGACAAGTATCAACACATACACAACTAACTACTGTGTCACACTCACAACGATATGCTGATTGTAATAGAGGTTTTTGGAAACCACCAGAAGTAGGTATGAGCCAAGATGAGTGGAACAAAGGTATTGATCATAGATGGCGTAGATGGGAACTGCGAAAAGTTATGAAAGATGCTGGTATAACTCGTAAAGAGGTTTTTGATCGTGGGTCTGATATGTTACAAAACAGAGTGTTTACTATCGGTGGTTATACAAATAACCCTAATGCGTGGTCTCACTTCATTAAGCAAAGACTTGATAAACACACTCAGTTAGAGACTAGAGAGTTTGTTAAGCTATTTGATGAACATTTTGAGGGTAAAGTTTAGCATTTCGCTAGACTCCCCAAAAATATATGCTAAAACTAAAGCCAAATATGTGCTAAAAATTATTACAATAATACATAAAATAACTTCTAAAATTTTATAAATCATTTTCCTTTATTCGCTTTCCAGTAGAAGAGCCACCCAAACAATCTAACACCATAATAGTAAATATTTGCTATAATCTCATCTCCACTCTTCCTTAAGATACATCGTCTAAGTAACTCATCTGCTTGTTTACGAGTTAAGCGTTTATTCTCATATCTCTTATCGTGTCTCTTGCAACAAGGGTCACCCCAACACCCGTCTGGGGAGAGTGTACACCAATTTTTACGCATTTTCAACAAGTTTAATATCGAAACTGTCTAAATACAACACATCATCTGTAGTTGTTGTATCTGCACTACTGTTTAAGTATATAATTAATGATATATATGAATCGGTCTCTCTTGTTGTAAGCAAAGACCCCTCTTTAGTCCATACACCATCTGTGTTCAAGTTTCCGTTAGGAATACCAGAAGAACTACTTGAATACAGGCTAACTCTCCCTTTTGTTATAGAAGAAGTTGCGGCTTTAAACATTGTAACCTCTGCTAAGAAAGTTCTTCCTCTTAGGTGAGTAGGTAGCCCAATAGTGTATTTAATATAACTAGATGAACCATCCTCTGATGGTCTTAACTTTAAGCTTGAACCTTTTTTAGGGTTGAAATATGTGTCTGTTACCTCTTCTACTGTTACATTAGTAAGAGTAAACCCATCAATACTATCTGCTGTGAACGCTATTAAATCCGTATTATTTGCGATACTTTGACCCGAAAACGAGTATTTAATAGCACACGAGTCACTTCGAGCTGTATCAATAGCTAAACTCTCTAGAACAGCATCTAAGTGTAGTTGCGTACCAGTATCCCCAAGTCCAGTTGTAGGGTGGATACTATCTATATATAAGTAGTCTGCTTTATTTTTAGCGATATACTTATCCCACACATTCGCAATACCTATGTTATATTTAGCCGCAAAGTCCATTGCAACTTGCACACGCTCTTCATTATCGAAGTCATCTCTCCGAGGCGATTGTTTTAACATTACTACAGACACAGCAGGGAAGTATTGTAATAACTTATCCATAAATTGTTTATATAAGTATAGCGTGTCACCTACTTTAGTGTAAGTCCACACATTATGAGAGTGGTTTATTAATACCAAATCAATAACACCAGTGCAGTCAGGATATTTGTCAGTATCCTTAAGAGCTACTAAACCATTGTCAAACTTATTTGCACCAAGTATATAATTTACTTTAGACCCTCCGATTGAGAAATTAAAAATACTTAGAGTTTTACCATTTTCTCCATCACTTAGCACATCTCCATCCATATAGTCATTAGTAGACTCATCCCACATATAATAGACCACTCTATACCTTGTATTTGTTGCATAATGTTGTGCTAATAAGTACACCCATTCACCGTAGTCATTACCAGTACTGTCTCCATTTACAAGTAATACTATGTTTTCTCGTTCTGCCTCGAATTTGTCTAAAAATTTTCGCACAGAACCGTGTGTTATACCTTTAGCAACTTTAGTAACATCCTCTGCTGTTGCTCCTAACTTTTTAACTTCACTCATTTAATTTCTCCTAATTTAAGCTGTGAGATAGTTGTCATCACTATCTAGCAATATATATCCATCACTATCAATAAGTAATGGAAATACTGTTCTAAGTGCCTCTTTATAGGCTTCTTCTGAGTCTATTTCTTTATCAACGACTCTGAAAGCTCGATGCACTGCGGTATCTTCTCCATCAACAGATTTTTGTAATACAAGTTTATCGGTTCTAGGTGTATAAGTTTCTACATCAGTACCATTTGTAATCTTACTACCATTTTCATTATAAAGAATATGTGTAGTATGACCGTCAATTTCAACTACTTCTTCAACAGTATAAACACCATCAGGTATATAGTTTGTGTCTATATACCCTATACCATCGTGTTGTATAACATTGAAAGAGCTATCATAAGGAACTCCATCACTATCTCTCTTTAGGAAGCAAGTTTGAAGACCATAAGTAAGGTTTACAGCTCTCATATCTTCTATAAAGCCATCAATCTCTAGTAGTTCTAAAGATGTTGGTGTGAATGTGCTTAAAAAACTGTCAGTCTCACACATAGGAAGATAAGCTACAACACTATCTATCTCATATTGTGTAAGTATCTCAGAGTGTAGAGAGTAAGTCTTGCTACCGTCTTCTTGAATTTCTGCTACTGAGTATAGGAACTTTTCAGGGTGTGCTTTAAGATACGCAACCTGCTCAGCTGTGAACTGTTTTGAAGTTGAGATAGCGTTCTGATAAACACCCTCTGCTGTAAACTCTTTAGAGTCTATTGAAGTTACATCCAACTCTTGCAGTTCTCCGTTTAAGAAGTAATAGAGATGCGTAGCTCCTTGTGTGTTTACAGTAAAGCTCTGGTCTACACCATTAAGCTTGAGACCTCTACCAAAGTAAAGCTTACCATTACTGTGACCTTTACCATAGTCGATAAGCTCCACGCCGTCAGGTTTAGTGATAGTTACTGGGAACTTGTACTCAAGTAGAGGCACTTTGTCTGTTGGAACGATACCATTTGACGAATCATTAAAAATCATATCACAACCTACATTTTATGTACTGGTGTATCTGAACCAAAAGTGTATGTAATGCCTTTTTCAAGTATTAACTTCTCACCTTTTTGGTACTCACAAGTAACACCATCAATCGTAACATCAACGACAGTCGCTAACTTATACACTTCTGTTTCTGTTGGTGTGTAAGGGTCTCCACCTACAAGCTCCGTTCCAATACGAGGTACAAATCCTTGTATAAACTGTTTTCTATTTGCTTCTGGTAAGTTGATAAGAGGCATTATATATCCTTAATTTGTATTTTACAATTATACTACAATTCTAAACATTCTCAAAATTGCGTACAATATTGCTTAGTCTTTTTGCACGATTAGGTGTTTGAACCGCCCAACGACTATCTAACATCTCATTGGCTGCTTTATCATAGTCACCATCTTTTAGTGCTTTCCACATTCTTTTAAACTTCAACACACCATTGACACCTAATTGATAAGCCATCTCTAAAACAACATCTGCAATAGGTTCAGGTAGATATTTGAAATATGGTTCTTTACGTTCAAGCTCTTCTTTCTTTTGATACAATCTGCCTCTTAAAAGCATTGTAGCTTCAAGTTTTGTAATTGGCATCTTTGTTCCGTAACCAACTGTGTCGTAACCTAGAGAGTCTTTGTAAACATTTCCACGAAAACCCTCATCGTCTTTAATGCGTTCTATAAGATCATCACTCATATTATTTTCCTATTTTCGATTTAATAACCGCAATATCTTGTCTGTTTTTGTAAACTATGATTAGAGTTTGGTTTTGTTTTTCCTCATACTTATCTAGTTTACGAACTATCTCATCAAGCTTTTTTGTTACTGTTGGCATTAAAACCTTAACTTCACGATTTCCTATAATTGCTTCACCAGCCCATGCAAATAGACCTAACATAATAGGTGCTACAAACATACTTATTAAAATATGAGAGGCTGATTGTTTTACGATTGGTGGCATTATTTAACCTTTAAAATTTTTAGTTGCTTTTTCAAGACTTCTACCAACAACATACCCACCTAGACCAGTAGTTAATAGCGTCCACATATCAGGAGGTATATCTAAAGTAGGTATTACAACACCAAAAGCTGTAAAGTATGGTACGAGAATGTAGTTGTTAGCAATTATGAACACAAAAGTTAGCATTGTTATAGGTCGCCAAGCAGAAGTTATCCAATGCTCACTACCAGCTTCCGTACTGATAATCTTCTCTTGTGCTTTTAGATATTGTACTTGAAGTTTATTAACTTCCTCTAGGAGCTTTTGAGGGTCTTCTATCTTCTTCCCAGTAATAGCCTCACGTATAGATGTGAAAACACCACCAACATCATTTAATGAAAAATCTAACAAACCCATAACAAACTCCTAACATCAGTTTATGTTAGTAATTATATCATAAATGTGTTTTAGTTATGCCCTACCATAAGTGTATACAACAATTTGCCATGATATATGTGTATTGCTAGTATCTTCTATATATCTACTAACTAATGTTGTGCCGCTAAAAGATTCAACAGTATTACTATTTACAGTACCTACTACGTTAGTTACATAACTAATACCACTAATAGAAACTAATGGTTTTGAACTGTTTTGCGGAACACCCAACATCACTTCAAAACTTAACATAGAAGATAGATTAAAATCACATAGATTTAAATTACCTGCACAACCAGAACACCCAACATATCTAATCAAAATTGAATCAACGTCGTACGCAAAACTACAAATTTTCCCAAACTCATCACATGAACACTCTTCTCTGTCTCCTGTTGGAGATCCACCACCTTTAACAAAACCACTAACATATATACGACTAACATCAACATTAAAATCATACATTGTTAAATTAAAATAACAATTACTTGGAAAAGATATATATCTATATGGTTCAATCACTGTTAGGTATGCTACGAAATGCGTAGCACCTCTCAATATCTGTGTTGTTGCATTAAAAGATATATCAAAATATTTATTTGTCGTATATTTTATATCAATACCGTCAAAAACTTCTTGTGTATACAGTAAATCACGTGTTTGATAATATGTGTATGGTAATTCAAAAACACACTGATCAAGATTAGAAACTATCTGTAAAAAAAACTTACTTTTCTCATCATAACTACTTTGATTAAAATGAAAATAAATGTTATCAAAAGTATTATATGTATTTTTTGAAAAATGACAATAAGGTGTATAACTACGCTCCATAGTCTCTACAATGTAAATACCTCCATCAGACCAACAATTACCATCTTTTATCCATACCCAAAGCTCTAAATCTATACCATCTAATTGATCTTTCACATCTAATTCGATAATTTTATCTTCTTCATTATATGTTGCTAAGTCACTAGGTTTTTTAAACAACCAACCTACATTGTCTATGTTAGTATATACATAAACTTCTGTTATATTTTTATAATCATCTATATTTTCAATCTCATAAACAACCTTATCATAATCCTTTACATAGTGTTTTTTTAAATCAGGATATTTACCTAACGGATCCCAATCTAAAATCTCTAAATTTTCAAACTCAACTGGATAAGAACCATTTATAGTTTTTAACGATATTTTTGGTAGTTTTGGAATTTCATCACAAGGGTTTTCATAATCATTAGTATCTGGATATATATCAATAAAAGGTGTATCTCCGCTAACTTCTATACATTTCTCAAAATAATCATTTGATACTTTTATACAATTTATTGATAATCCGTCGTCAACCTCTATACACTTATTTGGATCATATTCAACTTCTTCTTCAAAATACTCACTGTTTGAATCAACAGTTATTATTGTATAGTTTTCAGAACCCATTAATAGCTAACCTTTCCTATATTTATAGGAGTTAGATTAGTACCTGCTTTATACAACAAAACCTTGTTAATTGTTAAAGATTTAGTATCATTTATTTTACTATCTACATAATTATCTAATACTTTTATTAAAGATGTTGTAGTATCACTCATAGCGTTCACCTTTTATCTGCATAAGTAATTTTGGAGGTGTGAAAGTATATGTTATTTGCTTTACAACCCAAAGTAAACCTCTAAACTCAATTATATCATTTTGTTTTATGTTTGGTATAAATATACTAGTAAAACTAACTTCTCTTGTTGTATATCCACCTTTTAAAAATTCACTCTTAGCTCTAACAGCAGCAATAGAATCACTATTGACCAAACTATCTTTTATAATTATTTGCTCAGTACCTCTATCATGCTCATATAACCGTTCAATACCATTAACAGAATCACAAATATTTGTACTTGAAAAATTAGCCATCTATATTACTCCATTTGCATCTACAGTAATTGTACCATTCTCTTTTATAGAACTAGCATCAATAGTGTATAATTTTGCCTCATCGACCGTTACTTCAATATTGCCAAAATTATCAACTGTTAATGTTCCAAAATCACCATTTAACTCTGCTCCAAAAACACTACTAATATCAACACCAAAAATATCTGCAACATTTATTTTAAAAGTAGCTGGTAAATTACACATAACTGTATCATCAGGTACAAAATCTTCACTAGCTACTCCATCACAAGTTACTACATCCAATATACTAACTGGATGATCTGCTAGAGGTGCTGGTATTGTTATCATATCAAACTTAACATTCATTGAAACATCTAATGTTTTATTTTCATATTTATTGTCTACAAATTCAATATAAGGTACGATCTGATCAGGAACATACTCATATAAATCTGCTGTTAATAACACACTTCCAAAATAAATATCATTAATACTTTCTATTGGTTTATCTAAATATAATACATATTTTTGTAGATCATCATCAAAAACTACATTGCTTGATGTAGTTTCTATTTTTTCAACAACTTCACTTGTTATATTCCCCATAAAATCTACATCATCCCAATCATCAATATCATAGATATACTTTATTGTTAAAGTACCACCACTAGCTAATGTCATAGTTCCATACTGTACTAAATTTATAGCTCCCTTTCTTTCAACAAAAACAAATGTAACATCTATACCACTAGATACATATACTGTACCACCATTTTCATAAGTTAAAGGTGATACAATTTCACCATAACATCTACCACTATCAATTACATTATCACTGCCTATTTCTAGTAAACCACTACATTCACTACACTCATAATATATTGAGAAATAAGAATCTGTATACGCATAAGCAGTTATTGTTTTTGTTTTGTATGAAATTTCTAACTCACCAGTTAATTGTTCTTCAAATCTTACAACATTGTATGGAGAATATACAATATAATTTAATAAAGGTTCACCATTCAATGTTATATAATCTACTGAATCAATACCACCTAATGTTGTTATTGACATTTGATTATCTATAGATATTGACTCTACTTTGTTTGAATATGTTGGCTCTCTATAATAAATACCTTGGATAGTTACTGGTAAAGATGTAGATAATGATGGGTTAAAAAAAATCTCACCTTTACCGACATTATCATCAAACTCAAAATTTATAGATGTTTCAGCATATATATCGTCTAGTATTGGGTTAAAAAGAACTTGTTTTACAAGTAAGCTAGATTGTCTAGCATTTGAGTAAGAATAGTCGAAATATTCACCATCAATGAAACTATGTACTGGTGTAGCATCTTGTGGGATTGCTTTCTTTTCATCTAAAAACAATACTCCATTGTGTTCATAAACATCACCACCAACAACTTTAACCATATCTAACACCCTACTTAAGCGTGTTGAAGTTTTAGCATAAGTTTGACCCTCAAATACTATTAATGGTATGTTATATTCATATTCAATACCATCCATACAATCAATTAACAAATCATAAGAGTTTGAATAAGCGTATTCAGTATCACTGGGTATTCCATCATCAAGTCTATAGGTTAAGCTATAACCACTAATCGATACTTGGTCTTGTCGGTTATATTCAACTTTATCAACTAAAAATGAAAAAACTTGACCGTTAATATTAATTGATATTAAATCTGATGTAGATACTTGTAAGTTATAACCACTCATAGTGAATGAGTTATACCCTTTGCCTATACCACAAGTAATACTTAATGATGTTGGATATATATTTGTAGACCCATTTACTAATACTGATACACTTTCAACTCTAACAATACTCAAACTAACACCTTAATTGTCACATAAAATCTATCATATCCATTAAAAATGGGTGTAAACTTTACTGGTTTATTTAATAGATCAAACTTAGCTTTTATTATTGTTCCATCTGTAAATATTATATCATAAATATCTTTTGTTACTATTGAAGATAATTTTATATATTCATCATAAGTTATTGAAAAATCTTGCTCAGTTGTTATTGTAGCTGTTACATTAAAATCTTTCAATTTAACAATAGAAATTATTGTATTCCCATCAACTGTTTGTGAACTTTCTTGAACATATCTAATATCTTCTATATTTCTACTCCAATATAAAGGTGTTGAAAAAACAACATCACCTATTGATACAACTCTAGGGTTTATCATAGGTTGAGCTATATTACTATTTGTAGAAAGTTTTAAAAAAATACTATTTGTAAATATAACATCACTTTTTTTAATATCTAAAAACTCTATTTTTTGTATTATACTAGATGTATTAATATAACAATTTCTACCCAATTTCAAATATAGCATTGTTAGTTTTATATCAATAGGTTGTGCGATTACTGTTGATAAATAGTTAATAGCTTCTGTTGTATCAGATAAAGTAATTCCACCACTATAATTAGGTTGTGTCATACTAACCCTAATAGGTGTTGATATTGATTGAACATAATTTGCTGTTGATATTATATGTTCGCTTATACATTCAGATAATAATAAAATACTATTATCTATAAAACAATCAATGTTAGTAGTATATGGTTCATAACAATAAATTGGTATACTTAATACTGATTCAATATTTGAAAATTCCTGTCTACAAGATTTATAATATATCTCATATCTCAATACTGAATATTCATAATTCGATATACATTTTGAATAAAGCCTAATTTGATCTAAATCAAAATCATTTGCTGAATCAGACACAAAATCATATCCAAAATTTACCCTAGAATCACCTCGCAACCATTTATATGCTGTAAAATTAAAAGTCTTATAATAATCATTTATTCTATATGTAACATCAACATCATCAACTATAATTGCTATAAAATGAATAACATCTTGTATAGCTGCTATATTAGTATTTTCAAAAGTTGGGTTATTATAATCATCACCAATACTAACATAAAAATAACCATTTATTATTTTTATATATGCTGAACAATCAACATAGTCCTCTTGGTTTGCTCCTATATAAAATAACGGTGCGTCGTTTTCAGATTTAGGTCTATATTGAAAAGATATTGTATATTGTTTGTTATAATTATAATTGGAGTAATAGTTCATATTAACATACAACGCTGAATGATCATCAGATTTACCAGTTAATAAATGTGATCCAAACATAGACGAATCTTCAAGTACATCACAATGATATTCATCAGCTGGGTTTGAAAAATACACATCTGAATTTACAACTGGTGTTAATTCATTTTCAAATGATAACAACCACTCACAACTATTGTCATAAAATATATCAAATACATTAGAACTATCTTCATAAAACCCATATCCACAATTTACAAAAATATTTAAATGTATTGTAGAATCTATTTTTACAAAAACATCTACACCAATATTTAAAGGACTTTGTTGTAACAAAGTTATATTTAAATCAAAAACACTATCTATAAAATAATTTTTATCACATACTACAATAACATTATCTATAAATGTTATAGGTACTAATACAAAAAAACCATCAATTATTGGAAACCCAAATGTGTTAGTGTGTAGAGCAATTATATCTATTTTTTCAGATAGTTCTTGAAAAACACACTCGTATTTAGTAGCTGGTATGATAGTTAAAAATATAGACTCTACATCTATTGGTGTGTTTGGAGGTGTTAGTATGTTTATTGGTAAAAATAACGGTTTTCTAATTTCAACAATGTTTGATACTCTGCAAACATTGTTGTTTAAATCTATGGGTAAAAATATATTGTCGGAAAAAACAACTTCATTAGGTATCGTTTGAGTATTTATATTAATTTCTATATATAATTCGGTATTTACAAGTATTATTTTATTGTTAGATATAGGTTCATTATTAGAAGAAGTTATGTATCCTTTTGTAAAATAACCAACTTCAACATAATTTGTTACAAAATATTTATCTTGTAAATAACCTTTTTTTACATACATAGATTATCTATTCACCATCACTTGAATCGAGGATAAATTCAGTATCAAATATATACGAAATACTAAGAGTTGCTTCATAGGTATGACCACCATCATCATCATAGGGTAATTCAAGCAACATTGAATATGTATTTGATCTATCACTAAAGTATAACGCACTCATTTCGATAATTGACGAGGTGTCACCAACACTACCTAAATCAGTAGTAACAAACGCACCATCGCTATTCACTGTAATTTTTCGTAAAGTTTCAAACTCTTGTGTAATACTTATATCGGACTTATCTGAAATATATGCGGATATAGATACATACATAGCAGCACCATTCTCCAATTTATTTCTAACATTAAGAGGGAATACTTTAAATTGTGGTGTCCAGTTATTAGAACTATCAGCAACTAAAGCTTGAGTAGCATTTCTTGAACACAACAACAAATTAATATCCATATCATCATAGGTTAATTCTACGTTTTTTAAACTTCTTAAAGTTAAGAATAGCATAACTATTAACCTAGTCTATAGATGCCATCAGAGTGCCATTGGATTACAAAGTCACCAGAACTTGAAGATTTATCTGTAACAAAATCAACATACGCAACTAATGTAGATGTTGTAGCATCACCAGTATCTAAGTATATAATAGCTCCTCTAGCTGTAATCGTAGAGTTCTCCCATATCACATCATCAGCATCAAATCTAACCCAATCGTTATCATCATCACGAGTGATTGTTTTATTGTTAAGAGGTTGCCCACCAGCTGTGTAACCATCTCCCTCAGCTTCTACAGCTAGAGCATCTATATCAGATTTAAAGTTATGATTATCAATATCTAACGAATATGAACTAGTAACTAACATAACTTTTATAGAAGCTGTCTCCCAGTTAATAATACCTATCTCTTTCTTAAACTCATTATATACAGCACTTGCCATGTTTTATCCTTTTAACATATTTAATGTAGCATTATACCATAACGCACCATTGTAAATTGGTTTGAATGATAGAGGTGTTTTAGTGTGATCAAAATAAAAAGTATCAGTAGTGCCATCAGTATATGTTATTGTTTTTGGTTGATCGTCAACAATAGTCATAAGTTGATCTTTTATTGTTTCGTGAACCCAACAATCACCATCAGAACTAATCTCAACTTCATTTGTAAGTGATCCTTTTGTTTGAACAAACATTACAGAACTACCATCAATAGCTATTGATTTTTCACCAATATAATTATCAACATCAAACTCAGTTGATATATATAATGGGTAATTTAGCTGAATATTATCTATCTTACTAACTCTTCTCAAAATGTACTCCTTTGTAAATGTTCAGCTAAGGCAGTAGCTACATCATCACTTGTAAAAGTTTTGTAGCTATTTTTACCGATATTTAAGTTTAACTCAACACTTCGACTACTGGTATTTGATTGTTGGACAACTCCGCCAGTATTAAACCTAGGAATAGCTCCAACCTCACCACCATATTGGTATTTCGGTATAATTCCTTGATTTATTTGATATAATTTATCCAATCCAATAGCTCTAACGGCTTCTTTTCTAACAATAAATTCACCAGCTTCTAACAATGCTTTAATTTTATCACCGCCACCATAACCACTTAATTTTCCAGTTTTACGAGAATGACCTTTACCATTCTCTAAAACATTCTTAGCAACACCACCAGTATTAAATTTTTGAATTAAACCACCATTTTTACGAGCTGGTAGGTATTGCTCTTGAATATAAACTACTTTTGTAACCGTTCTTGATAACTCAGCTTCTAATTGTCTAGCTTTAGCTAATGCTCTAGCTGTATCAGCATCTACTGGTTTTGTACCTAATCTTTTAATCTCATTTTCTAACTTTACAACTTCTGCACTAGCCGCCTCTTTATCAGCTTTTAATTTTGCTACCAATTCATCAGTAACAACTGTTCGTTTAAAGTCAAGATATGGTTTATCATCTACTTTTGGTTTTACATCTGGGTTTACTTCATCATCATCAATCTTTTTTAAGTCTCTATCAACTTGTGTTGTATCTGCACCATCAATCTTAATAGTTCTCTTTTGATTTTCTAAATCAGTAAGTTGTTTATTGGCAGATGCAATAGCTTCATCAAATGCACTAAAATCTAAATCTAATTTAACACCAGTTGTTTTTGCTAACATTTGATTTACTAGCTCTAACATTTGTTTTTGAATTGCTATTTCTGCTTTTAACATCTCAAGCTTAACACGCTCAGATTCAATGGCTCTATTGTTAGCATCAATCTCTTTAGCTTCCAACTGGTTAATAATTTGTGTTTTTAAATCTTTATAGCGTAGAGCATCGTTTTCATATTCTTTAGCTGTTTGAGCAGCAGTAGCTCTTGTTTTTTCAATCTCAACACGCTCATATTTATGTGTTTCGCTGTTATACTTCATAACAGTTTCTTTGGTTTTAATCTCCTCACCTGCATACATTTGAATAAGATTGTTATACTCATCCAAATATTTTTGAGACATTTCAAGATTACCTTTTTCTAAGTACTCTTTAGCTTTTGCATACGCCTCATCAGCTCGTTTTTGAGCATCTTTATATTTTTCGTAGTCATTTAAACCTTTAGCATAAACACTAGCTATCGAACTATTAACACTAAGTTCTAAAGCTGCTCTTTCATCAGCATATTTTTTTCTAATTTGAGCAGTTTTTGCTTCTAATTCAGCTATTTTTGCATAATAACTTTGTTCTTTTTGCAACATTGATGCTAAAGTAGTTTCTAATGATGATTTTCGTTGATTTAAAGAGGCTTCTGTTTTATCTATAAACTTCTTTTCCTCATCAGTAAGTGTTTTAGTAGCCTCAGATAATTTCTTAGACGCATCTTCTTGATCTTTCAAACTTTTTGTTAGCTCATTACCTCTGTTGATTAATTTTTGTTCTACATCATTTGAAATCTCTAATTGAGTGTTTAATTGATCTATTTGATTTTCTAATGATTTTACTTTATCATCATCTACAAATATTCCAAACCATCCTTTTTTAGCCTCAACCAACTCTTCTTGTAACTTTTTAATCTTATATTTTACAATGTCAGTTTCGTTACCTAAAGCCTCAATACCTACTCTAACACCCTCTAAATCTAATTGATCAAAACCTCCAATTAAACCATCAATTAAATCACTCAATGATGAGGATGTTTTAATATAATCATCTGTTGATTTATTCAACTTGTTTATTTCTGAATCTAAATACTCAAATGTAACGCCTATTGCTATCAATCCAGCATTTAAAGCTAATAGATATGGGTTTACTGATCCGAGTAACATAAAAGCGTTTTTTAAAGCTCCTAGTGCTGGAATAATACCAGTACGAATTTTTAATATCATCGCACCTAAAATTATTATCCACCCAGAACTAACACCAGTTATTTCCGAAATAGACTGAGTTACTTTTGCAACAAAACCTAATAACTCAACTATTGCACCAGCTAGAGACTTAATAACATTAATAACATTACCAACTTGAGTACCTATATCTGAAATAGATTGTTTATCTAATGTTCTAATGAACATTGTAGCATCATCTAAAGCACTTCTAAGGGCTGGTGTTAACTCGTTACCAATTCGTAAAGCCAAACCCTCTAAAGCACTCATAAGAGCTTTATAACTACCTTGTAATGTATCTTGCAACTCTTTAGCATTTTTATGAGCAACACCAAAAGAATTACCTAGTTGATTCATTTTGGAATCTATTTTTTCAATATTGTTTAAAAGTAATATCGCACTACCTACAGCCTCGCCACCAAACACTTGACTTAACTTTATATTTCTTTGTGCCGCAGGTAATTTATCAAGAGCTACTTTAAGCTCTTTTAGTTGTTGATTAAAAGGCTTTAAATTACCATTTGCATCATACATTGACACACCTAGTTCATCTAGGTATTTTTTAGCCTCTTTATTACCAGCCAACCTACTCATTACAATCTTTAGTTGAGTACCTGCTTCTGTTCCTTTTCTACCAGCATCAGCCATTACTTCTAACGCCGCAGTAACCTCTTCTAAAGATATTCCATACGCTGTAGCAACTGATCCTGCTTTTTCGTATGCTGCTCCAAGCTCATCTATTGTTTGAGCAGAGTTTGTTGATGCTACAGCCATAATATCTGTGATGTGTGATATGTCAGTCGCCTCTTTCCCAAAAGACCCCATTGTCCTAACAGCTATTAAAGAAGCATCATTTAAATCTAACATACCTATTGTTGCTAAATCTAAAGTTCCTCCAATAGCTTCTAGCTGTTCAGATGCAGACAATCCTGCCATTGCCAATGAGTTCATACCATCCGCTACTTGAGATGCACTATATATTGTAGATTCACCTAACGATAATGACTTTTCTTCAAGAGCTTGTAACTCAGTAGCGGTTGCATTTGATATTACACCAAGTCGTTGTATTGATTGTTCAAATTCAGCAAATGTTTGAACTGTATTTGTTAAACCTTTAAATGAACCATAGATTACGGCTAGTTTTCCAACATGAACCGCTAGTTGTGAAAAACTACGAGTCATTTGTTTAACTTGTGTGTCTAGCTTTTTAAAATCTTTTTCTGTTTTTTGTAATTTGCTAAGTTCTTTGTTTAAGCGATTTATTTCACTAAGAGCTTTTTCAGTCTTAGCTCTAATTTCAATCTCAATTTTTCTTTCAGTCTGAGCCATTTTATTATCCTAACATAGCGTCACGCATATTAGCTTCGTGATCTACTTCAATCTTTTTAGGTTTGTTAGTTTTTTCATCTTCAAGTTTCATAAACTCATCAAAATCTTTTTGTTCTAACTGAGATAACCTATGTGATAAGCTATTATATCGTATTTGCTCTGATATATAACCATCAAGCTCTTCTAAAGCTGTTTCAAAGAAGTTTAAGCGATACTTTAAAACAGATGTATGACCGTTGCGAATAAGTTTAGCACCTAACCACTTTAAGCTTTTTTTTTATTGTTATCATCTGTTTCTTGAAAGTCATCAAGTGTTTTTAAAGTACCATCCTCGTTATATAAATGAGGATATGTTAGCTGTAGAATTGTGTTATACAAAATAGTAACATCACTTCTTCTCAACTTGAATATATCTTCTTTAGTCAAATCAGTACCATCCTCAACAACACTATGAGTTGTTTCTTCAACCTCACCACTCTCTAGTCCTAAAACAAAACCATAAGTTAAATCTTTACATACAATTTTAGAACCATCACTCAACTCTACTTTTTTTACATTTGCAAACATTTTAAACCACCTTACCTTTAAATTTTAATAAGACCCTCCAAAGAGAGCCTTATAAAACTTACTAAACAGCTTCCGACGACTCTATTTTGTAAAGTTTTGATTTTGTCTCATCTGTGATCAACTCAGACGCTAACAATGCACCCTCAAAAGATAGTTTAGCAAACTCATCAGCAGATTTAAGCATAAAGTCACCACTAGCTAGTAACGATACTTTGTGGAATGTGTAAGTATATGATAAACCATTTGCAGGTTTTGATACAAAACGCAACACACCCTCTAACTTAGAGTTCATAAATGCTTCAATGCGAATATCATTATATGCCGCATTGTCAAATGTAACATTTAATGTATCACCTACTAAAATTGTTCCACCAGATGCTAAAACTTTGATTGTACCGTTTTGATAATCTACTGTGTAATCTACACCCTCAACATAAGTTGTTGCATCAGACTCATCTTTCACTACAACATTAGATACTCTTTTAGCTCCAATAGAAATTGGTGAATCATACGATGTTACAGATACTTGTGATGTGACACCAGTAGCCGCTGCAACAGAAGTTACAAATTTCGTACCTAAAAATGCTTTAGTGAGCATCTCAGGTGAGATTTCAACTGTGTCAATCTTAATAGACCCAGTAATTTTTTTCAAGATACTTAAATCTTCAAAAACTGTTGACCCCTCAGTATTGTCGTGAGTAATTGTTTCAACAGATGATGAAAAACTCACATTTTCAGTTTGTCCGAAAGGTGCTTCAACACCTAATACGCCATCAACTAATGGTGTAAAAAATAACTCGCCACCACCAGTATTATAATACTTAGATTGTGCACTCATCTAAATCTCCTTAATTTTCAAAATGAGGCATAATATCTGCCTCAAAATATAGATATTCAACATCCAAATTACCTTGTAAATTCACATCTGAACCTACAAAATAATAACTCATGTTATCATCCAAACACTGCTTTATTAAAGCATCCAATAAACCATCAACATCCAAAGGCACTATTAAGGCAAATGTTACAAGTCTGTTTAGAGATTGAGATGGTTTTAGAGTAGCTCTCTTTGCAATTACAACTCTAGGTGCATTTACACCAAAATCTTTTGCAACAGCAATTAACTTATCACTAACATACTTCTCTGTTAATGTTACCTCATCCATTACTCAACCTCTTGTATAAACAGTGTAATATCTATCTTCATAGGATCAATAGTATAATCTACTACACCCCATTCAACACCATCAATTATAATAACATCCCCATACTCAACAGTAGGAATATCATCATACTTTGCTAAAACGTGTGTGTATGTTGTTTCAAGCTTATCTAAGCTATCTTCAAACACTTGTACTTTTATTGGTGTTTCACCAGATGATGATTTATACACAACCTCAATAGCATAATCAGATAAAAAAGCATTATCCATATCATCTTTTTGAAGTTGTGCAAAATCAGTCATTTAGCTATCCAATCTTAACCAGAACTGTTCCAGTTACACCTGCTGGTTTTGTAGATAAAACTAACCCAGCTTCCACACCACCATCCTCGATCTCGTCAGTGTTGCATAGAACCTTGTTATACTTATCCCAGTAGGCAATCATACCAATTTCAAAAGCATCTCCATCACGAGCAGGGATAATCTCTTGAACACCAACAATCTCTACTGAAATATCTTCACCAGCAAATCCAGCTGTTTGTGCAACACCAATCTGCTCTGCTCCAATAGTAACTACATCATTAACCTCAACATCATATGGTGCTGGGATAATAACTACATTTCCGTCATATCTTTTAATAGCTTGTGCCATTTGTAATCTCCTTAGTTATGGTCTACCAAAGTAATCTACTGATTACCTTGATAAAGTCCTCTATAATCTTCAACAACGAAACCGATGTCAAAAACACCCTCAAATACTGTACGTGATACTGAGTTTTCACCCATTTTCACTACTGGTCTACGGTTTGTACCTGCTAGATAACCAACTTTGATAGTGCGTCTATCTGCAACAAGATACCACTCAGTAGGTGATTGAAGCTCTGCGTCTACAATTAACTCTAAGTTCATATTTTGAACAGTGTTGATCACACCTGCATTTGGAGCATCAACTTTTGCAGTAGAATATAATAACTCACGAGCTTGTGCTTCAAGTTCTGGAGCAACAATCAAATAGCGTGGTGCAATATTTAACGGTGTAACACCATCAATACCTTTTTGTTTACGCATTGCAACACGACCTTTTGTGATGGCCTCAGCACTAAGATCATCAGATGCTAAATTTCCATGCTCTACTGAGTAAACAGATGATCCATCCGCCATTTTGTAGTTAGCATAATCACCAGCATTTCTTAAAAGGTCATAAGTAAGACCATTAAAAGTAGTCACTGCCATTGTTGCAAATGTTGATAACATATCATTGAAAGCACCAAGATCATCATTAATAATGACTTCACGAGTAAGTACGAACTTGTTACCAAATGACTCTAGTTTCCAAGACTCTGAATGTTCAGCCATTGTAAGCTCTTTAAGGTCTCCATTTTCAAGAGTTCTCGATAAGCGCCCACCTTGACCTTTAACAATGTCAGTATTTGTACGGAAGTCTGGTACATCAACTTCTTTAACGAACATACGAGCAGTAGCCATTTGTGCTTCAAACTCAGCCTCTAGTACACGATTACCTGCACTTAAAAGTAACGCTGGAAAATCACCAGTCTTTAATGCACGTTCTGCAATAGTAGCTGGGTTAAAACTACGCTCATTTTCAGGTAGTAACATATTTGCGATCTGAGCTAATGGTGCATTTCGATAGTTTTCTGCATCCGGGTGCATATCATCTGTTTTTGATCTACCTAAACGCAACGCTAACGCATCACGCAATGCTTGTCTAAGGTTTTCTTGTTCCACTTTTGTTGTGTCCTCCGTTCTAAAGCCCTCAGTTTGAGTAGCTAGTGTGTCTAAAATGCTATCTCTAACATTTTCAACTGTCATTTTTTCATCATCAAGCCAAGCTCTAACTTTATCGTCAGAAATACTATACTTACTACCAAGTGCAGTAATTTGTGCATCTCGTTGAAGTTTTGCATTTTCAGCTCTAAGCTTTTCAGCCTCAGCTTCTTTTTCACGCTCTTTGTCAGCTAATAGCTGTTTAAGTTCTTTGTTTTCTGCTTCTGTACGTTCTTGTAACGCTTGAAGTTCATCCAATCGTTCTTTATCCATTTTAATCTCCTTATTAAGATTTAAGTTAGAGTCCTCATTTGAACGCTTTTTAGCACCACTGTCAAAGCCAATTCCAACAGCCGATACTTCAAATACATCAAAGTCAGTAATAGTTACATTGTCACGCTCACCATCAGGTTGAGACTCGACTTTATAATCACGAATTTCATAACCAATAGAAACATCAGTGAGAATACCCTCTAGGTATTTTCGATAAATCTTTTGACTATCTTCGTCTGTACCAAAGGTAATATCTCCTACAAGTTCACCATTATCTACTCTAACATTAGATACCTTACCAATAGCATCATCAACACTACGAGTATGGTTCTTAAAAAAAGTATTTAAACGCTCTACTGATGCACCATTTACATCAAGTATTTCATTATAATACTCACCACTTCCCCAGTCAAAACGAACACCTGCGTTATCATTAGACACGAACACAAACGTAAGCGTATTATCACCAGCACGAGCTGATGGTTCAGTTACACGAACTTGAACAGACCTTTTACGTTCAATGTTGCGTAATGCTTCACGCTTATCTAACATTTTAGGCATTGTTATCTCCTTTGGCATCAGATGCCGACCCTAAGTCGGTTGTTGAGTCACTATCTATATTCTTTTGCATCAATTCTGCTTCAATATAGTTAAAATCAGGTACTCCATATTTATCTTTTAGCTCTTTTTCTTGTTGTTTTTTAGCTAAAACTTGCTCGTAATCTTGACCCTCAGAGTTCGCAACATCTGTTTCAGTTGTGAGATTTAGCTTGATTTTTTTCTCAATAGCTTGTATCTCTTTCAACGGATCAACTAAATCACGCTTTGGCATTATCCATTTTGGTTTTATCCACTTTTCAGGTGCTTTTTCAAAACCACTAGCCTTAATACGCCCTAGAAGTATCTCTGTTTCAAGCCAAGTAGTAAAAATATCATTTAAGATATAATCTACTAAGTGTGTTTGCTCTAAATCAAAGCGTTTAAAGTCTTGTAGTAACGACGCTCTTGATGATGCAAAGTTCACTTTAGAATAGTCTCTAAATGCAAGTTCATAAGATACTTTACGAGCTGTTGCAATTAATCTAATAGTGTTTTCGCTAAATTGAACATAGTCAGTAGCTACACTATCTGGGTCAAGTTTAGTAATATCCTCATTTTCACCAAGATATAATACAGATACACCGTTAATTTGTTGTATCTGATTATTTAAATCAGCGTTGTAAGGCATACCATTAGATGTGTTATGCTTAACTGCATAAGCAATGTTAGCTCTAGCTCTCGCACCTTGAATAGATGCTGTTTGGAAAGCTGAGAAGTTCTTAATATCCAAAATAGCTTGTTTATACTCAGATATACCACGATACTGGGTCGGTCTCTCAGGCATAAAATAGTTAATAATATGTTCGGCTGAAATAGCGTATGATTTATTGCTACTATCTTTAAAGTGATATTTGATAGGTGTCCCAAGTGCATCTAGTTCTACACCACCATCTTGGCGTGTACTATCTAAGAAGTCGGCCTCAATTAGTTGGAGTTTTAACCCATCTTTTGTGATACGCTTATAGATAAACAATTCACCATCAACCAAACGAGATTTTAAACTCATTCTTTGCATTGTTGGAAATGTAAATCTACCAGTGGAATCGCACTTTTTAGGGTTATTAGCCCAATCAAACCAAGCTTTCTCTACAACTTCATCAAATTTCTTTTTACCAGTACGAGATTGAAGCCCTATACCAGTTCCTACAACATTATTAATAATAGCATTGTCGATATTATCCATAATTGCATTATTAGCACTCAACCATCGAGCCCTAGCTCGTAATCTATCTCTATCTGGGCTAGCTGTGCTTTCAAAATCACTATTAGCATTCCAAAAGTCTTTATTTACAGCAGTAATTTTACCACCCTCATAAAAACCACGTTTATATGCAAAATCTACATATTTAGTAGCGACAACTCTTGCAAGGTTATCAATTATTGTAAAAGGGTTAATCATCACTAAAACTCACTCTAGCTGATCCTCTAGTTACTGCTTGACCTGCAACTACATCACCCTCAGTAGCTAACTTATTTGCTAAAAATTCTTCTCGTTTGTGTAACCATTCTAGGTCTGCTTTTTGCATAACACGGCCATTATACTCATAGCGTTGACTTGTAAGCACAGCACTAATAGCTGTTTGTACTTCTGCTAATTGTGTACCCCAAGTCTTTAATGTTACTGCCATTACAAGCCCTTTCAAACATTTACTAACAAAAGTATAACATAATTTTAAAATTCATCCAAATATGATGTAGGATTACTAACTGTTATTTGTTTTTTTGTTTGTGTTTGTACTTTATCCATCTCTCCTATATGTAATACTGGTTTTTGAAGTAGATTTACATCAATACCGCATACAGTAAGTGTCGCCATAGCATATATTCTACAATCTAATGCCTCATTTCGTAATCTTATCTTCTCATATCGACCATTTTCATCTCGTTGTTCTGCTGTAAGCATTTTAAAATACTTGTCATTATATACTGGTTTATTTGGAAAGTGACAATAATTTGCACCTGCTTCTGTTATTGATAAGTTAGCAAAAAATTCATCCTTTAATGCTGTAACACCAATAGAAAATAGTGTTAGTTCGTTTGGACGCATATTGCGAATTGTTTTGTTTGTTATAGGTGCGTTTGGTTGGTTAGCCCCTTTAAAAGCAAAAACTCTCTGATTAGCACGTGCTTTACAGTAATCATACATTGTTTTAGTTCTGTGTCCACCAGTATCTATGCCAGTAGCCCATATTTTCATATATGTTCCGTCACAACGCTTAAAAACAGTGCTTAAATATTTATCTAATTCCTCTTTTGTTGTATCAAACTGTGGATCACCTGCTATAACTTTGTAGTCAATAGACCATGTTTCTCCATTTTTTCCGTGACCTAGTATTTCTATCTCAAATCTATCATCTTGTGTATCAACACCTGCGGTTATTATGTAAACCTCATTAGGTACTTCACATCCATAATCTTCTACTCTATCGTGGGCGTTTGTAATTTCAACACCTGCTAGTTTACGTTTCCAAGCTTTAGCGTTACGAGTATTCACCCAAACCTGCATAAGTCTATCATCACCTCTTTGCATTAAAGCGTGTGCTTTGATGAACTCAGTAGCTATTTCATTCCACGATAACCATCCAAGAGGTGAATATAGAGATGTTAATTTATAACCTTTATGAATATGACCTTTATTCTGTGCTATCCAAACACCTTTAGCCATCATTGTAGTCTTTTTATACTCAGGTATCATACTTCCACACTCAGGACACCCAAACATAACATCACCTTTTAACGAATTGTCACTGTTTGTCTCATAGTGCATATACTCCCATCGGTAAGGTACAAGTTTACTACATTCAGGACAAGGCATAAAATATTCTCTTTGATCACTATCTAAGAACTCAGTTTCTATGTTAGATTGACCACTAATTGTAGGTGTTGAGTTGATGTAAATCTTCTTATTTGAAAAAGCGTCGGCTCTTGCTTTACCAAGCTCCATAACATCACCCTCACCAAAGCTACCAAAGCCATCAACATCATCAAGTATTACTACACGAGCTGAGAACGATCTAAATGAAGCTGTTGAGTTAGACCAACCAAAGGTTAAGTTCCCACCTGCAACAGCTTTAGAGTACGTCTCACCTATATCATCTTTACTCTTACCACCTATGATCTTCTTAGCTAAGTGTGGTATAGCTCTAAGTGATGGTGTAATTCTACGCTTAGATGTTCCTTTTGCTAAAGTCTCAGATGGTAGTAGGTATAAAATAGGACAAGGGTATAAGTCTAAATAACACATTACAATGTTATCAGCGATTGATGAAAAACCTAACTGAGTACCTTTTATCACCTTTACTTGTTGTGTAGGGCTTGTTGGTGACATTTCATCCATTATCTCACGCAAGTATGGTGTTCTATCGGTACGCCATCTACCAGCCTCAGCTGAGGACTCACTTGTTAAAATACGATACTTGTCCGACCATTCACTAACAGTAAGTCTAGGATCAGGTTTGAAACCATCTATAACACCTTTTATAATAGGGTTAGTTTGTGACATTATATTCCTTAATGACAATATCTTCTTTAGGTTTATTTATAAGTCTCATAACTTCTGTCTCTGCTTCATCAAAAGTATAATATTCCATAGGTATAAATGTATTTAACAAGTGTCTACCTAATGTATTCCACCCAAACAAACCTTTCTTTTGTATTATATAATAACCATTTGTGTTTTTTACAATTCTATATCTTTTAAACATTATTGGAAACCTTGAAACTATCCTCACTAAAACCATCTAAAACTATCTCTATCTCTTTGTAAAGCATCTCTTTAATAGTATGAGCATCATCTATTGATGCTAATTCATTTGATAGTCGTTCAGGTATTGTATTCAACTTGTTACGAATTGTACGTGCAACTGTGTATGCTGTGTTCTCAACCTCATCACGACTTATCGACTCACCTTTAAGCTTCTCGTATTTTAACTTCTCTATCTTACCTTGATAAATTGTCTTGTAAATGTTTGCATCTGTAACAGTTGGCTTTTCACCAAGCTCATTTACAATCATCTCTCCGTACTCTTGTTGTGATTGACCCTCTTTTGGTTCAGGCATCTCGTCCAATTTATCTACTAACTTGTTACGCTTTTCTACTTTTGTTTGTTTGGTTTTACTAACACCACCTATACCTGCTTTTTGAATAGCCTCTACAACCTCATCATAATCATACAGTTTAACCTTGATACCATCCTCGTGATGATATGGTATTTGACCTCTCTTAACAGCCTCGCTGAATGATGCTTTTGTGAATGTGGCTAACCCATTCTTGTGGAGCAATTTTAAAACTTCTTTCTGTTTGTATAAGAAACGCATATAACACCTTGTTAGTTAGTTTTACCAAAAGTATAACACATTGTTCGTACATTTTGCAACAACTTCATATTAATTAATATAGTATCACTGCTTAAAAATTAATCAACAAGTTGTTTAAAATATGGTTAATAAAAATGCTAAAACTAAGCGGTTTTCGGAGCTCGCCCCCTCATGAGATTAGAAAACAAAAAGTAGTACCTAATAAAAATTATCGTTTACCTCGCAGACCCCTAAAATAGGGCGTTTCAGGCGGTTAACATAATGTTTGATAATTTGTTTGTGATTTATTATAGCAAGTTGATATAGTGTTGCGTGTTGATCGTATGTGTATAGCGTGTAAGCTGTTGCGTGTTGATCGTATGTGTATAGCGTGTAAGCTGTTGCGTGTTGATCAAATTATAAACAAATACAAATCTGAGAATTGTAAAGTATATACTTTTGAAGTTATGAGGTTTTAATATACAAGTGTTTTAAACTGGCTAGATATTATCTAATAGTTATTAGTAAGATCACTTGATGATTAGATATGTGTTAATACAGTATTACCAGTAAACATTTAATAATTGTAAAGTATATACTTTTGAAGTTATGAGGTTTTAATATAC